TATCCCCAAAGTATCCATCAGATCAGACCGAATGATCCTGCAGTCATTCCTACTGCCACAAAAAATCCAAACTCCAACAGTCCATGAGCACCTGCAGGAGTATTAATTAATAGGTTATTGAAGAACGAGAGATCCAACATTGGTATATGCTACTGTTGCTAAGAAAAATACTTGATACATGTTATGCGCCGCTTGGAACTGTTGCGTAGACAGGTTCTTGTGAGCGAATGCCCTTGCCACCTTGGAAGTCATCATCATCGTCATCATTAACTGCTCTCATAATAAGTTCTAACAATACAAGAGCTGCCATAGGATAGAAAACCCATAGGATTGCTAAGAATGGTGATGCTGAATCTGTTGCGGCTTGAAGTTCGCCCATCAATTTAACCTGTTTTAAGTTTTGTTACGAGTAACTATTTAGTTTTGTAAACATTTAGAATACTCTGGGTATAAGCACTCATGATATGATACCTAGTTCACAGGAATAAATAATATACATATATTACAGGGTAAGGTGTACATTAAATGAAAAAATTACTTCCTCTTGTTATGTTAATGGGATTCACTAGTCCCGCATTCGCAGATATAACTCACCGTATGACATCAAGTGTGAACTTGCATACGGGAGCTGCATATAATACAGCTGAAAGAATCGGTTCAACATATACCGCTTCAGGTTCTGGTGTAACTATGGACGTTGGTGGTGGTAACTCTGCTGACGGTAACGTTGGTGGCCTAGGTACGAACACTTCAGGAGTAGGTCAAGGTAGCTTTGGTACTGCGACCCAGACAACTGCTGGCGGTGCATATACTTTTAGCCAATCGTTCATCCAAGGAGACGTTATTGAAACTACTGCTCCAGCAGTAGGTGCTCTTAGTGACTACTCCAACCAGTCAGCAACAGCTGTTGGTACTGGAACTGGTACAGGTACTATAACATCGGCACATGTTCTAACGGCAGTTGGTGGTGGTGCAGGTACTCATACTACAGGGCAATTTGTAACTGAACTACAAATTAGGTAAGGTGTTTAGGAAGTTAGCTATAACGACACTGTTTATGTGCGGTTCAGCCGCACATGCAGTGCCCGTGGTCCCTAACTTCACCCAAGGCTCGATGACGAGTCATACGGAAACAACGTCTACCGTAACGGAGACGATAAATTCCATGGATTATGCTACAGGCTGGACTTATTCTGTCTCTGGGACAGGGGTTGAGTTAGAAGCAGGATCCACTAACGTTGCACCTGATGCGACAACAAATCAAAATGTAACCACTAATGGTGTGACTTCAACATGGACTGGATTAGATCTATCATCAGCAAACAAACCGAACTTCGTACAGAGCACTCCAGGAGCAGCCTTTCAATTCACAGAACATTATTCTGGACCTGGGCTTCAGACGCACACCGTGATTCAAAGAAACACCACCGTAACAAGCGTCACAGATACGACAAGTATATTCCAACAATAGCAGTAGCAGTACTAACATGCTCACCTACCTATGCAGCTGACGTAGGTGGTGTATCAGCAACTGCAAATCCCATAGCCAACTCTTCGGGCTCAGTTACCAACCAAGCTATACAAGTATTACAAGGACCGTATATAACTAACACCTATGGTGGTGGAATCCAGTGTCAAGGTGCTACCATGAACGTCACTCCATATGTAACTGGAGCAGGTGCTTTCAAGCGTCCCTTTGAAAGATACTATGATGATCCTGTCTATGACGTGCATGATGCTGACGACGATGGACAGATCGATAACCCAGGAAATGTTTTATATTATATGCCTACTCGTACCAATCAAACAGAGAACTACAATGTATCTCTAGGTGTCTCTGCTACATGGTCTAAACCATTAGATAAAAAACTACAAGAATTATGTAAGACAGCTGCTCAAACAAACATAGCAGCAATGGCACAGGCAACTGCTAACAAACGATTAGACTTTGAGATAGCTCGTCTAAAAAATTGTGGTGAATTGATGAAGGCTGGTATCATGTTCCATCCCAAGTCACCATACGCTAAGGTATGTGCTGACGTTGTATTAGTTAACCCACCTGGAGTGGTAGCACAACACAACCATAGTCTTACACCAAATCCACAAGGAGTTACTCCTTCTTCTGTTGAGCTTTCTTCTCAGCCTTTATCCGATCAGAGTGTCTCTTCGCAAAATTCATCGGAGCTTCCCCCTTCTTCTTCCGATACTCATTCGTCTTCAACTCAGATTGAGTCGGGCGGTAAGGGTTTCTTCCGAGGATTGCGTTTACCTTGGTCAAAGCCTTCTTTATCGCAGGACGAAAAACTCTCAGCAGCAGATCAGCTAGGGGTTTGGCAAGTAGGGCACTGGCCCCAGCCACAGTCGCAATCGTCGCAGTAGTAGCAGCAACTTGAGCAGAGGGTAGGTACTGTTCTATTGGTCCAATATTCTCATACAACTCTACACAGATTAGTTTACCTTGTGGATTCTTTTGTAGTTCATGACCAACTACTTTCTCTTTCTCACTGGGACCAACAGCACCAACACGTAGTGACGTAGGACCAGGGCAAGGAGGATCTTCTGGTGTTATGGCACCAGTTTCAGGGGTCTCAGGTGTCCCTGGTGGTTCTGGAGGGGGCACAACATCAGGTGCCTTCTGTTCTCTCTGTATTATTAATTGCTCTGGTTCATAATTCATTGCATCGTATGTTGGATAGAATCCATCAGGACACAACGTCATCATATCATTGGGATCATCATCAGCCAGCTCAGGTAGACGTTTTGTCTTCCTATTCTCTTCCCTGTGTGCCCTAACACACCCTGGCATATCTATTATAGGTCTACCGATGAATTGTAGTACACTAGGGTGACCTGGTGCTACTACTGTTGGGGCATAGTAATGAGGTACGTACAAACTGTAGACGTTAGGTACATATATTTCATTAATATGAATGTTCGGTATCTCACTCATCTAACTATGATATTCGTCAAGGACTTCCAAGACGTTCATTAAAATTCTTTGTGCGGCACCCCTCTGTCGTTTATCCCACTCAGGATACCAGTGCTTTTTATGAAGACCATTGCTGATCTTCATTAAGCGATCTGTCATTGCTACCTTATCCAGTCTCCCATTCACGGTAGAGTTCCTCACGTTTCATGTTATGTAGGTAGTCTAGCACATGATTGCGTACCATCATCAGCTCATGATAACATTTCTGATTATGAGCACATCCACGAAGTGCATGGTCAGGTTTGTGAACAGATTCTAGAAAGATAGCTAATGCTCTTTCTAGTTTCTCTTCTCTTGTCTCATCTGCATCTATGCAGTGATCTACTGCCATTACTGAGGAAGTCCTAGACCTGCAGCAGGTGCTGCTGGTGGTGCCATAGCAGGGCCAGTTGTATCAGGTAGTGCTCCACCTATCGCTGGACCAAGTGCACCAGCCACACTAGACATGACTTGAGACTTGACGTTATCAATAATTTTTCCTCGATTGACATATACAGATACGCCACCAATAACAACGGCACCAGATACAGCGAAGCTCGCAATAGCAAGTACATTTACAATTTTTTGCATGGGTCTACATTTTATAGGGTTCTTGGGGTTTTGAATCGGTAGTAATTTTAAGAGGTGCTTGCTCAATACGAATGGTTTGAACAGGACCAGCACTAGCTTTCGCCATGATTGCTTCTATGTCCTTCGCAGTAACAGGGGGTGCTCCACCATTAACAGCGTTACCATTCTTATCCATCTTCATAGTACCGTCTCCTTTCTTAGAAGCGGTCTGAATTCCGAAGCTAGCTAAAACTCCAGTAAAAACTGAAGCTATAAAAGTTGGATCAATTTTCTGTTGCGGTACTCCTGGAATCGACACGTAATTTAACGTCAAGATTCCGCCCGACCAGGCAAGTACTGTAATTCTGACAGCTGTACTTATGATTGCCGCTTGTTCTTCGGCATCTGGTAACAGAGCAGACTTTAATTTACCTAGTGGACCTTTCGGCTCCTCCTTCTTTTTTACTTCCTCCTTAACGGGTTCAGTCATAAACAGTTTTTAACGCTGTTTATATATAGCAGGATTATATCACAGTATCCTTAATATTGTCAAGGTATTTCTTCTTCGATCCCTTAATCGTCTTCCAATCATCGTTAAGTGCTGCATCAATGTACTTAGTTATGAGGCTAGTGTCCTCATTATTCTCTTCCATTGCCTTGAAGATATCTGGGTAATCATTACCAGCAAATACACTCTCATACTTTGCAGCAGTCTTCTTAGTAAAGTCAGCAACTAATTTCTTATCCCAGTGATAGATTAGGTTAAAGATACCAGACTGTTGCTGATAACATATACCATCCATGATCATCCACTGTGAATCCCACCACCTTCTCTTCTCTATAGGTAAAGCACGTTGAGCAGGTGCTCTCCATATTGATGTGATCTCTTCAACCTTAGCACATAGTTTAGTAGGATTAGGAACAAATATAACACTCTTCTCAATTCCACCAAGTGTAATGACTTTCTCATTACCCTTGTACATATACCTCTTAGGTTGATAGTCAGCACCAAACAATTTAGTAGTGCTGTAGTCACTTATGTCTTCATAGAAAACTACAGTACCTCTAATCAATACAACAGGCAGTCTACTGTTACTACAAATAGTATGATGTAACTGGGACTGCCTTATTGATGGTGGGTACTGTACAAATTTATGACCTCCCTTTCCACACCAAGATTTAATCTCCTTAGTTATGGTTAGGTTAGTACCTATAAAATGAACCGTAGCTTTCTTACCTGGAAAGCCTACATTGAAAGTTCTTAATGCGGTAGTAGCTGTCTTAACGACAGAACTATCATCTGCCTTAACAACTATATGTGGTTGCCAATCCATTTAAACAAAGTCTTTTTATATATTTATGTCATCTTGGGAATGGATTGGTGGACCTAAAGTCTTGTACTCCAACTGCATCCGAAGAAAAGTAACCTCTTCCCTAAGTTCTTCGTTCTCTTTCTCCAGCAAATCGCAATGCTCTTGATAGATAATTACACTCATGGGTTCTTATATTTAGATATCGCAGATGCCCTGAAGATCGTTTGGATCTTGTGGGACAATCATATATTTGTTGCCATCTGGTTTCTCAACCAGTATAACTTCACCTTCCTCTGCTAATTTTATGTAGTGATTTTCTTTTTCCTTAAGATCTGATTCCTTAATTACAATCATTGTTGTACCCTCCATAAAGTTCCAGCAGGAATTGCAGCTGCTGGTCCAACTAAATCTATACGTTTGTGATTACATTCTAAACCTATGGTCTTGGTCTCACCAAGATAAGCAGTTGGTTCTATAGATTCACAACCTATAAAGGTAGATCTATGAGTCGTATCAGAAAGAAATCCTCTACGAGGTATTCCAACTCTCTCCATATAGTTTGGTTTGTATCCCCATACATTATACCATAAAGAAGTGCGACCTTCACTTCCTGGTAATATCCCGTGTATATAGGTGGGATCATACGCAACCATCTTACCTCTAGCAGGGTAAGAAAAGACTGCTTCTGTAGGTGGCCAAGGTTCTACATGTCTCTCAAACTTACTCTTGTGTTGAGCATTTAAAAAGATAGTTGGATTCCTATCTTGATCAAAGTATGTACATGTAGATAATAATGGATACTTCATCTCACCTTCTTGTATTCGATGAGATTCATCATGATCAGCATGAAATGTAATCATACTTCTATCATTATCCATGACATGAAACCACCATTCAAATCCAACTACACCATGAAACTGATCCTCAAATAAAAATGAGTATGAATCTAAGATGTATGCTTCAATTGCATTATCAGGTTCATCATGTATACCTATCCAAGCATTACGACTAAGAGGATTAAAGTCATTGATCTCATGGAGTATCTTAAGAGAAGAAAATCCATTCACAATCTTTTCAAACTGATAAATGTTCATCGAATGTCTACATCAATTAATCTAGTTCTTCTTTTCCTAGGGGCATCTGTTCCCAACTTAAGTTCTGGTTCTATCTTAGGTGGTTTAGGTATAGTTACTTGAACTACCTCATCTAAATTATTTCCTCCCATAATATCCCCCCTAACATAGGTCTGGTTGTCACAACCACATACATTGTAGTCATGATCATGTTGAGAAGTGAGAGTAGTATTACACTTCTTGCAGCGTACTGTTATCATCGGTCTTTTGAATATCTAAAAATAGAAACACCATATCTTCTTCTGAATGATTATAACCAGAGTGAGGATGATCCATAACATCCCACACCTGTGCTTCTCCATCTTTCCAGTGGATAGTCTCTCCAGTTTCTTCCCAGATCATATACTGTTCAGGGTATACACTCAATGGAATCTGTATCCTCCTGTAAGGTTGATCATATACATCTGGATCTTTGTGTGTCGGTAAATCTGTATCGGGAGTGAAGACTGCTATTGTTGCAAGCAGTATCTCTTTCTGTTGTAATATTTCTATTGCTCTTGGATCATCGACAATACTTTGTCTAACACCACCATGAGTATCTCTTCTTGCCTTGAGCCAACAGAAGTATATATCTTTATCGTCTCCTGTATTACTATCCTTTGCATAACCAACAGAGGTTGGTGCCTTTCTCAAAGGAAATTCATTATAAGATGCCCAATCATATAGGTAATCTACGTCAGCTTTCTTCATCTCGTACTAGTGCTAATAATGTAGGGTTGTCTTGTTCAATCCACTCATTCCATTCCATATACAGTGCAAACATATCATCGTACTGCTTGTCCATTGCTAGTACATCACTACGATCTTGCATCCACTGTAACAGATAGTGGCACTGCTCTTTAAGAATTGGTGGGGCATTGTTCATGGTGGAAATCCTTCTTCATATAGCGACCAAGGATATTAGAATTATAATAATTCTCATCCTCACTCAGTACATTATTTAGGAACAGTTGCCTAGTCTCTTCATAGTTTGTCCATCCCTTTGTACTGTGTAAACTTATTATTTCTCTACTGAAACAGGACTTTCCAATAGCTTTAACATCGGCCTTAAGTTCTGCAGAACTTCCGTAGTAGTTCTTCCAGTCGCTCTCAGACGTAACCTTGCGTTTCCCACCTCTAGGCTTTCGACGCTGTGTAAAATATTTTCTTCCGATGTATTGCTTACCCGACTGGAGATTTGTAATACGGTAGACGAAACCGAAGAAATCGTTAATGTCAGCAGAAGTAAAAGCTGTACCCTTATAGGTCCAGGGGTTCTCATAACTTCCTTCCAAAGTTTCTTCATTAGTCTTGGTATCCATCATCGTCATCACCACTATACCATTGATCCCCATTCTTGTCAAGGTAAGAATCTTTATCTGCGTATACTTCTACCTTTAATTCTGTTAATAAATCTTCCAACTGATCAATTAATATTTTCAGTTTTCCTTTTTGCATAAAAAATATCCCCGATTACATTATGTAGTCAGGGATATAGTTTGATAAGTAAGTGACTTAAGAAACGAGTGCTACCTTCTTGGTAACTTTGAGACCACGATACATGAGATCATGATTTCTGTTCTGCTGTGCTTCTTCAAGCACTGCCTTACGATACTCAGTGGTATCGTACTCGTTTCCACGATAGATGACTTTTGCCATTGTTTTTACTCCTAAAGTAGTTGGGTTTTTAATCCGTTCCTTTAGTCGGCGTTTGCGTCCCAGTCACATTCGATTGTACTATCCTTAACGATCTGAATCATTTCAGCTCGTGTTTCCTCCGAGATCCTATAGGACTGCATCTTTGTGATGAGTTCAGTAGCATCAGGACAGGCTAAGACAGAGGCAATTAGAAAAGTCATAGGGATGAACGATCCGTTCCGCGTCGGCTTACTTGCGTCTCCTTTAGAGATGAACGTATAGGTATGTTAGCATACCCATATTATATAGTCAACCTTTGTTGTATCTTTTAATACTTTTTTCCCATTCTTGTAACGAACTGCTACAGTCTGGGGGTTCTGGATCCTTAATTCCCTTGATCTTCTTCCATTTATTATGCAATGCACCCATCATCCATGACTGTGCAAGGCTTTTAGGACCATTCTCTAATAGATCAAGTTCATACTTGCTACTAGTGTATGCTTTATATTCTTCTCTCCAATTAGTATCATCCACCAGAAAATGTATCCCAACTTTGTTCTGCAGCATCAATGTATGCTCGTTTTAACTCTTCTATATCCCACTCTATTTCAGAGTTTGAATCCTGCGAAGGTGTCTTGTTCGACATCTTGTTTGATTCCTCCGACGACATAGGATTCGATTTCTGTTTCTTGTGGTGCATTCTGTTGACCCTTAGAGTTTAACCAGTACTGTGTCCATGGTAAAGGATTATTTCTAGCACCAATATCATAGATAGGATCTAATCCTATCGCTTTCATCCTACGGTTAGCAATGAACTCAACGTACTGTGATAGTAATTTCTCATTCAGTCCTATCATACTACCATCCTTGAAGAGATACTCAGCCCATGCCTTCTCTTCATTGACGGCATCCTTATACATTTCTATTACGTTTTCCCGTTCTTCGTCAGCGATGACCACCATTTCTGGATCGTCACCTTCTTGCCAGTTTTTGAGGATCTGTTGAGTAAGGACAAGATGTTGGCTTTCATCTCTGGCGATAAGAGAGATAATTTTAGCTGATCCTTCCATAATCTTGAGTTCACCAAATGCAAACGAGCAAGCGAAGGAGACATAGAACCTAATGCCCTCAAGAATGTTGACGTTGACGATTGCTCTATAGAGTTTTCTTTTGAGTTCTTTCCTGTCATAAGTTCCGTTGGGGTGCCCTTCCGTGGCCATTCTCCAGAGGTTCCCGCTGTCATATTCGTGTGCATGGTTGATAAGATCATTATAGGCTGAAGTTACTGAGTCTGCACGACTTAATATCCTTTCATCCCCTAGTACAGTGTCGAATACCTCACCTGGATCAGGGTATACGTTCTTTATAATGTATGTATAGGATCTACTATGGATCATCTCCATTAGCTGCCATACATTCATTGCTCCCTCCAATTCTGGAAGAGAGCAATAAGGCATGAAAGCCATACCAGGTGCACGACCCTGTACACTATCTAGCATAATCTGATACTTTAAATTAGAAGTATAGATATGTTTCTGTTCTTTTGTCAGTGTCTTATAATCTGCTCTATCTTTCTGAAGCGATACCTCTTCAGGTCTCCAGAAATATCCTAACTGTTGTTGTGTTAGTTTATCAAAGACTGGATACTTATATTCATCATACCTTTGGAGACCTAGTGGTTGTCCAAAGAACATGGGTTGCTTCTTAGTATCAACAGGGTTGGTATTGAGTACCGTTACCCCCTTGAACTTTTCCTCATTGCTATACATTCTTAGATCGTGCAGGATTCACATGCTTCCTCATTGGAAGTTTCAATTTCATTTACTAAACACTCTAAAGCAGATACTTTAGATTCTGGAACATCATCCTTCCATCCAATTGGATGTGCTGGTTCATCATCCTTCTTAGCATCATATGTATTCTGATAGTAAGAAGTCTTCCACCCATACTTGTATGTGGTGAGAAGATCTGTTGCCATTACTGACACAGGTACCTCATTGTTAGGATAGTTCTCTGGATTATAACTCCAGTTACCAGAAATTGCTTGGTCAAAGAACTTCTGTATAACTGCTGCAACTTTTATGTACCCATCATTATTCTTCATGTCCCACAGTAATGTGTAGGCATTCTTCAAAGTAGAGTACGAAGGTACGATCTGTTTGAGTGGTCCTTTCTTGGACTTCTTGACTGAGAGGTAGTCCCTTGGTGGTTCAATGCCATTAGTTGCGTTAGAGACCACGGATGAACTTTCGCTTGGCATCTGTGCAGATAGGGTGCTGTGCCGTAGACCATCCTCCAATATGGATGCTCGCAAAGCTTCCCAATCATAGTTAAGTTTGTTCGGTACAAGGTCATCAACATCTTTCTTATAAGTATCTATTGGTAATATTCCATCAGAGTATTTGGTGTGCTGGAACCCTTCACAAGTACCTCTCTCTTTAGCCAAATCATTAGATGACTTAAGAAGATTGTACTGGAATGCTTCAGTTAGATCATGTACTAATTGCCATGCCTCTTGTGAATCATATTGAACTTTGTTCTTAGCAAGGTAATGTGCTAGTCCAATGTATCCTATACCTAATGATCTACGTGCTAGGGTACTACGCTCTGCAGCCTCCACAGGATACTGCATGTAATCAATTAGTTCTTCTAGTCCACGTACAGCAAGGTCACATAGTTCTTCCAACTCTTCAAGATGATTGATCTTACCTACATTAATAGCAGATAGAATACACAATGCTATCTCACCACCCTGATCATTAATATGATTGATAGGATCTGTAGGTAGTGTGATCTCTTGACATAGGTTACTCATGTTAACCTTGTCTTTGAAAGATGAATGACTATTGCAATGGTCGATGTTCATAATATACATACGACCTGTCTCTGCTCTCTCCTTTAAGAGTGCAAGGATTAATTCTTGAGCACTGATCTTAGTCTGAGGGATGCTTGTATCATTCTCATACTTTACGTATAGTTCATCAAAAGCATCAGTACCAAAGCTATCATACAACCCTGGCACATCATGAGGAGAAAAAAGCGTAACCTGTTTGTTAGATATAAACCTTTCATAAAATAATTTAGATATCTGAATTGAGTAGTCGAGTTTCCTTACTCGGTTATCCTCAGTACCTTTGTTGTTCTTCAATACAAGGATGTCTTCTATTTCTTGGTGCCAGATTGGGAAGTGGACAGTTGCTGATCCACCTCTAATGCCATTCTGAGTGCAACATCTGACAGTCGCTTCAAATTTCTTGAGAAACGGTACGACACCCGTGTGTTGAACTTCTCCCCCTCTGATCTTACTGTTGATGCCACGGATGCGGCCTGCATTGATGCCAATTCCCGCCCTTTGAGCAACGTAGTAACCAATAGCCATATCACTGCTGAAGATGCTGTCAATCGTGTCATCAACATCAACAAGAACACAGGATGCAAACTGTCTAAGCGGGGTTCGCACTCCTGCCATGACTGGTGTTGGGATGTTGATTCTGTGCTTGCTGACTGCGTTGTAGTATCTTCTGACATAATCTAACCTCGTCTCCTGTGGATAATTCTGGAATAAAGTCACAGCAATCATCATATACATTTGCTGTGGGGTTTCATAATGTTCCCCAGTACTTCTATCCTGTACCAAATATTTATCTACTACCTGCCTCAATCCAGCATAGGTAAACAGGTAATCACGACCTTGATCTATCCAATTGTCAATCTCAACCCACTCCTCTGGTGAATACTTCTTAGCAATACCAGGATCATATACACCCTTCTTGATACATGTCTCTAGGTGTTTAGCAAGAGGTGGTGTCTTTTCGTAATGGCCATGAACTGCCTTGTGCAATCCAAACAACAATAGTCTAGCAGCAACAAACTGATAGTTAACATGATCCAAATCAATCAAATCAGATGCAGACTTAACCAGAATCTCTTGTACCTGACTAGTCTTTATACCATCGAAGAACTGTAACCCACTGCTGATCTCTACCTGTGATGCAGAGACACCTGCCAGTCCATCACAAGCATGTTCTACCATCTTGTGAACTTTCTCTAAGTTGATGGGTTCTTCTACGCCATCTCTCTTAACTACTTTGATACCGTTGCTCATACCTTCCAATCTGATAGTTTTAATTTTGCTTTTAATCCGTGGTATACATTAGATTGTACCACATCTTTTACATTTATGCCAGCGTTTGACATATCATTGATGTCCTTTTGCTCAATACTACTTGGCCAGATCACTACTTTATCTCCGTGGTCAATTGACTGGGAGATTTTGTTGGTGATTTGTCTGCTCCTAGGTTCATTATCATAAACCCAAATATAATCGCGCCAGCCAAACGTCCGAATATCAACATCAGACCCAGCCATCGCAACGGAATTATCCAAGAAGAGGGAGTCAATCGGTCCTTCCACGATGTATATTGTTTCACTTTCATCAATCTTATCTAGTCCGAATAATTTAGGTGCATCTTCTTCTATCATGACAGTGATGTATCTCATCTTAGGATTAGCTTCCATAGATCTGCCCTGAAAACCTATAAGGTTTCCATCTCTGTCATTAAGTGGAATGATGATACGGTCTTCGTCATTAGAGGTGCTAGAGAATGTTTGCTTCTGAGTGTTTGTCCATTTTTTAAACTCTGGACAGTAGTATAACTGACTGATCTTATCCTCTGGTATTCCCCTCCCTAATGCGTAGACCTTCGCTGGATGTGATTTATTTAGACTGGACAAGGGTTCGAGGTTAGCCTTTCGTTTTGGTTTAAACTTAGGTTTTGTAATAAACTTATTAAGGTCAGGTTTAGGTACGTTTTTACCTGTAGTTCCCTCCTTATATCTCTCCATTACATACTCATCATAGACATGAGGAGCTTGATCCTTTAAGAAATTAGAAAAGGATCGTGTGATGCCACAGTTGTGACATTTAAACACATGATCCCCCTTGACCGCGAAGATATATCCTCTGGTCTTATTTCTATGCTTCTTTGAATCTCCACAGTAAGGACAACGGAATGTCCATACGCCAGGTTTCAGACGCTTATACTTCTGTAGTGATGCTGATGCCAAGTTCAGATACTTGGTATCCAGATAACTCATCCATTTGTCTTAGCGGTGGTATCACTGTAACAGGTCTAGTAGTATCTGTCAAGAGTGGACGGATCATTTTCTGTCCGACTGGGCTAACGACGAAAGATATAATAGCAAGACCACCAAAAATAGACCACATCTTCTTCTCAATGATTTGAAGGCGGTCATCGACTTTTCTAATATCTCTTTCACAACCTTTCTTTATCTCCTCTGCTTTGCGATTAACTTCTCTGTGTACACTCTCTACTTTCTCAAAGAGTACTGCATCTATCCTGTCCTGCTTATCTAACTTCTCTGAATGGACAGCCAGTAATTGACTCATCTTCACAGAATTTTCCTGTAAAGAATCTACGATCTTTTCCAGACGTATTATGATTGCATTGTTAACGTCTGTCACGTTGTATCATTTGTACTTACCCTGAGTATTTATCCTCTTCATTTTCTCTTTAGAATAGTCCAAAACTTAATCAAGGTTAGCCCACACCCCTGTAGATCTACAAGTAGAAACCAACTCAGGATAATCTTGGAACCGTACTACGGTGTCAAAGAGAACCACATATCTCCATCCATTAATCTGATTGATGACTGAGTGAATTGCATTAGGTTGGAATAGGCATACTGATTCATTCTTGATATCCCTTGTGTGCCATGTTTTCTTAGGTCTATCCCTTACCATAATATAACACCTCTTCCCTTCTTCTACGGGCACGTCCAGTCCAATGATGCCACGTAAAATAATACCATCTGGGGGGTTTGGATCACCATCTCTATGTAATGGTATCTTTGCTTTAGGTTTCATACTAGCAATAGATGCTCTCCTAGTAATACCAATATCAATTAAAGTTTGAGCAAGAGTAGGAACCCAGTTGATATTCTGGTGAGCATTCAAACCCTTCCAAGTAAACATACCAGTTTCAAACTGTTCTATCATACACAGTTGCTCTTGCCTCTGTTCAATCTCACCAAAGAGAGGTGCAGCAACAGGACTATAAGGATTACCATCCCAATGTGCATCATCATACCAATTACCAAACTGTAACTGTTCTAGGTTAGCACGAAACTCCTTCTGAATAATATCAAAGTTCTTGTGTATCAAATCAAACTTAGGATGTAATTTATATACATCTACAAATCCCCAGATGCTCACCAGAATAACCTCCACTTACCATCACACTTAAGACCATGGCCTTGGAACGTAATCCTATAGTCACCCTTCTTAAAACTATCTCCTAAAATCATCTGATGTATAATCATACCATAGTAATAGAATGAATGTCCTTCTATATGTGGAATGATAACTGGGATATACTTCTCTAAGTCTCCACAATCATCATTAAACAATTTATACTTCCATGGATCCTCAATAGTATTACCTGCTTTTATTTCCTTAACATACTCTACGTTCTCATATCTTCCTATAATATCTCGATAGATCATATACTTAATATCATTTGCCTTCCTCTTATGCTCCTCTGGCAAATCCCACAGTGCAATAGCAGAACCATTATGAGGTACCTTGATACTAAAGGTATAACTTAACTGGTTTTTGAAATCAATATCCTTATACTTCTTCCTGAAATGATTCCTACCATACCACCACTGCCCATCATAATGGAGACAACGGTGATGCTTTCTTTGATCAGGTGCTTCATCAAACTCATAGATATGAAACCCTGGAAGACCTAGACCATCCTCATATTCACATTCTCCTAGTTCTTTCTGTAGTTCTATTATAAACTTATCATATAACCATCCAAGCTTGTTCCTAAGAACACGGTTATACATTTGATATAATTTGTGATAGAACTTCCACCCTTTATCCCTAGCATCCATATAGAGAGTGGCACCAACAGTATAGTAATGAACATAATCTTCTATACCACTGTCTTCTCCTGCTATTTCTAATGCTGGATGCCAATTAGTTCTTGCTAACCACAACTTCCTCATCCCAAGAAGTTCTTGGAACACCCGTTCATTCTCTTCTTCATTGAGAACAGGTATCCTATTAAATCCTAAAAGTAAAGTCTCCATATCCCATCACATTTAACTCCATGACCTTGTAGGGTAATTCTTCTATCACCAGGTGTAAGTTTATAACCTGGAACTATCTGATGTAATACATGCCCAGTATGATAGCATGTTTCTCCTACCGTGTATGGCATCACCATTGGTTTAGTATCATATATGGGATCATACTTCATAGGTATTGATCCATTGTCCCAGAAGTCTTCACTGTCTCTAGGATCACCAACACCTCTAATAAATTCATCAGCAGTTGTAGTAACTCGTTCTAATGTATGCTGTAATGCTGGATTTGATTCATAAAACTCTGGACGATTCTTAAAGTCTACATCCTCAGCATGTATCATAAAGTCTTTAAGGGTTGCATCCTTATCAGAGTTTGATTGAAAATTAAACTTAGCAATCATCTCTTGATCCATATTCATCCAGTCCCATACAAAAAGACCACCACCATGCGTAGGTAGTTCTAAAGGTAGAGTGAATGTAAATGGTTCTTCTAAGTCATACTCACCATAAGTCTTCCATATAGGCATGTGATCTCTATACTGAATGTCCACATGCAAAGATGCTAAAGGCTTAGTAAACCTCTCAGCACACTCAGGTGCAGAGACTTGACCTGGCTTATGTCCAAAGACATGGAACCCAGGGTATGCCAACTTGTCATCCAGTTCTACTGGATCACCAAGCAACTCTGAAAACTTCTCACAAAGAATATCATAGACCCATCCAAAGTGTTTCTTAAGTACAGGATTCAAAACTTCCCTGTGCTTATGGTACTTTCCAATACTAGTTACCCCTTCCATGTAAGTAACTGCACCAACAGTAAAAAAATCCATAGGGACGGGTGCCCTACGGATCCAAACCTTTTCTAGTTTGTCTACACTTTCTACTACTTTCTTAGATTGTTCCTCAGTTAATATATCACAATATCCAAGTTTCATATTACATAGTCATGAAGGTAGTAAAGATCTCCTTGCTCTCTGGAAGCATGTCAAGAAGTTTTTCTTTGTGCTCTTCTGATAATTGGTTGAACCTATCAACTATAACAGATGCTTGCTCTTGTGTCAACTCTAGTTCAGTGTCATCAACAAAGAAGAAAGTTGTAACCTTACCTTCATCAGCTAACTCACATAATGATTCCAAATATATTATACCATCACCAAAATGTTTTAGATCAGTTACTTCCAACTCTTCATTCTTATTCTTTAACTGAGTTGCTAACTTCTTCTGACGTTCCTTACCTTTCTTAGCATAGTCAGATGCTTTAGCACGAGAGATCATCTCAATCTCTTTCTTACGATTAGATGCACGCTTCTCACGTTCTTGTTTCTTCTGAACCTTACGCTTCTGAGAAATAAATTTGTAGGCTTGTTTGGTGCCTTCGCCACCGCCGCCACTCGAATTTGAATTTGAGTTTAGATCTTCTAGTACTGTTTCCTCAGCCATTTTCTTTTTCCGTTTAGCGAGACGCTTAATAAGTTTACGAGCATGTTTACTCCTACCATCTATGTAGGTGGGATCATTCCTTCTATGTTCCCATTGTTTACTTGCAGACTCCTGCTTCTTCCTCTTCTTAGTAGCTCTACGAGAGAACTTAAGAACAGGATCAAACCCCATTATAGCACCCTTACCTGTGGTAGCGGTGTTAATTGGTCCAGCGTTGGTAGGTGCTCCTCCTTCCATTATAGTTGCCTGAGTTCTTCTAGTATACAATCATTAACAGCAATCACCTTAAGACTTTCACTCTCATCCACTTGTGGATACTTATTTAAGAAAATCATGATTGCTTTAATATCTGACCAGTAATCTCTCTCCATCTTATAGAAGAGAAGTAACGGGGCAGCATCACCAAAGACATTATATATGATTATAATATGATTCAAAAGAAGACTGAGCTTTACCTCAGTTCCCTTATGATATTTCTTGAGGAGACGCTTTATATACTTAAAGCGTCTCATGTCCTCAAAGAAATCTTCCTTCGTTGCCGCTTGAGGGTTATCATAATGTTTAATAGCAAAGAGAACGTAGTTGTCCTCGTTCAGTTCATCAAATCTCATGCGTCATTACGTTCTGTCGTTAACGGTTAGTGTACCTGCAGTACTGTATGCTGTAGTACCACCAATGGAGTTGTTAACAACACATCTGTACTTGGCACCGTTGTCAGCAGCAGCAGTAAGTCCTGTAAGGGATCCTGTATTTGCTGATGTCTTACCTGAAAGGTTAGACCAGTTAGTGTTGCCAGATTCTTGTCTCTGCCACTGATAGGTGAGTGAAGCACCTGCACCAGTAGAAGATGCACCAGAAAGTGTGAATGTAGCAGCAGCTGTAGCAGCAGTCGTAACTGTGACAACAACAGCAGCACCACCACCTGATCCTAGTGAAGCATCAGCGATTGTGATTGTCTCACTATCAGCGTAGCCTGTACCACCAGATACAAGAGTGATTGTTGGGTCACCGTTAGCAGCAACAACAACTGTGAAGTCAGCACCTGTACCAGATGAAGAACCAGCAGCGTTAGTTACTGTGTATGTTCCAGCAGTTCTGGATCCATCAGCAGCACCGTTGTCACTGAATACTGCAACTGCACCAGCAGGAGCGTATGTAGTTACACTAGCAACTGTTCCTGGAGTGATTGTAGAAGTAATATCTGCACCTAATGTATCATCAGCTTGTGTCTCAGATGCGTTTGCTTCTGGTCCACAGATATTTACTAGATGTTCTGTTTTGAAGCGTGTCTTACCATGACAGTCTGTATAGGTATCGACAGCCCACCAGCCAGGACCGCTAAGTCCTTTGTTTTTATTGACTGCTAGTTGCGCTTCTGTATCGTCAATGAAGACGATAGTTTTCGTATTTGACGATGCAGCTACACCAATCCCCGCTTTGGTCTTGTTGGCGTTGCTATCGTCACTTCCGTAAAGGGACATTGGGACACTCCAATTCTATAAGTTATCTATATTTTATTTATGAGATCAGGATTCTAGTAATGCTTTAGCTAAAGCAGCAACTAGTTCATCATCTACTTTGTTTCCTGTCTTGGCTGCAGCCTTCTTAAGTAACTTAATTAAGAAGTCCTTTATAACAGAGTCAAGATCATCAGGTATCCTATCAACTGCTTTGTTGAGAATACTGATCGCGATGGGCATTAAAAAATTAATCATAGCTATAACAATGTGCTGTTATATATAGTCCTCTTCATCTTCCCATTTTTCTATAATGACACCTTCCTTTTCAAGTTGTGACAAAGAATAGTCAAGTATAACTACAATCCTGTCGTGAGAACCGTTATGTTGTACCCAATGTTTATCGTGATCATGAAAAGCAAATGGTTTTCCCACCTCCCATGTTCTCTTACGTCCACGTACACTTATCCATGCACCTGGATCAGTAACTATAGGTACATGCAACCTCAATGAATCTATGTCACCACTATGAGGATTGATCTTTGTACCTGGAGATAACTTACTTATAGTACAACTCTTTAATAGTTTAGCCTCTATGTCAGGTTGTAATGCTAAATGGAATAAAGGACAACACTCCTTCATACTCTCCGTAAGTTTAGGGAGTACTTCTTGTACCTTCTCTACCGTAGTATTAAATAACTCAACGAATGATACCATCTCGCTGAGTTCAAAGTCTTCTTCTGTTGCTGTAGTACCTATAGCATTAAGTGGCAAAGGAATTACTTT